GGCAAAGGTCGCGCGGGGCAAGCGCATGACCAAGACCCGCAAGGTGGTGGCGGGCGTGCCATTCCGGCTGGCGCACTCAGGATCATCGACCGCACTCAAATCTGATCCGGCGGTGCTCGCGCTGGTCGATGAGTATGACGAGATGCGCGACAACGTGAACCAGCAGGGCGGGCCGCTGGGTCTGGTGGAGCGGCGCGGCGACACCTTTGCCGACTTCGTTTGTGTGGTGACATCAACACCGAAGCGCGGCAGGGTCGCGGCGGTGAAGGACGCAAGCTCCGGCCTGTTGTTCTGGGACATTGCCGTGGCCGAGGACATCGAAAGTCCGATCTGGCAACTCTGGCAGCAGGGCACGCGCCATCACTGGACGTGGCCGTGTCCGCATTGCAATGAATACTTTGTGCCGCGCTTCGACCTGTTGCGCTTTCCGCTGAAGGCAACACCGCTGGAGGCAGCGCGCGAGACCTTCCTCGAATGTCCGAATTGCAACGGCGTGATCGAGGACAGCCACAAAGCCGAGATGAATGCGCGCGGGCGCTACGTCGCGCCCGGTCAGGTGATCGACAAGACCGGCGTCGTCACCGGCACGCCGTCCGACACCAAGGCGGTTTCGTTCTGGGTGTCTGGGCTGGCGTCACCGTTCGTCACGTTCGGTGAGCGGGTGGCGGTGCTGGTCGAAGCACGCCAGTCCGGCGATGACGCAATGGTGCAGCAGGCGGTCAACGCAGGCTTCGGTGAATTGTATTCACCGGGCGGCGGTGAGGTGCCGGAGTGGATGGAGATCAAGGAGAAGTCGCGGCAGGCGACCTATAAGCGCAACATGGTGCCAGCAGACGTGCTGTACCTGACGCTGACAGCAGACGTGCAGCGACATTCGATCCCGTGGGTGATCCGTGGATGGGGCGCACGCGCATCATCGTGGCTGATCAATTACGGCTATCTGCGCGGCGACACCTCGGAGGAGGACATCTGGAATGCGCTGGGCGATCTGGTCGCACAGCCAGTCGGCAGCTTGCCGATCCGGCTGGCGTTCATCGACAGCGGGTTCCGTCCCGGCAAGACCGACACCCTGCCGCTCAACCGGGTCTATGAGTTCTGCCGGAGGTTCATGCGCCGGGTGCGGCCGACCAAGGGGTCTTCGCGGCCGATGCGGACGCCGCTGATCTTCAGCAAGATCGAGGTCAGCCGCAAGGACGGGCGCGCGGCAAAGTACGGTCTCGATCTTGTTCGGCTCGACACCGATCACTGGAAAAGCTGGGTTCATGAACGGCTTAGGTGGCCTGACGATCACATCGGTGGCTGGCACGTCTTCAACGGCGTGGACGATGACTACTGCCATCAGATCGTGTCGGAGGCGCGGTTGAAGCAGCCAACCGGGGCCGTCGAATGGGTGCAGCGGTCGCGCGACAACCACTTCTTCGACTGCGAAGCCATGCAGGCAGCGGCGGGCTACCTGTTGAACGTGCAGCGTATCCCATTGCAAAAGCATCAAACTGGTTCTAAGGAGGACGTTGGCAGGAAGCCGGAAACCCAAGCCGAGGTAGTTGCACTCGACGCCCCGCCCGTTCCTCCACCCGTCACACGATCACGGAGAGTGAGGCGCATCGTCAGATCGACCTATCTCGGAGCCTGACGGCTCCAGACATGCCGCCCGCAACCTATGACGAGTTGGTCGCGCAAGTCGAAGCACTGAAGCGGGAGCTTCGTGGCCGACCGACATCATCGTCCGAGCGGACGACCGTCACCGAAACGCCCCGGCAGACCACCATCAAGACCACGCACGCGCCGCCGACCGAGCAACAATTCGCGACGGTGCGCGGCCTGCTGAAGCCGAGCGGTCGCCGCAGCAAATCGACGCCGGAAGAAATCCTCGCGCAGATCGTCGCGCTGAAGACCGTCATCATCTCCGGCGTGAACAGCGCGGGCTACGGCGACAAGCGCACCGAGTTCCGGTCGCTCACCGAGCTTCGGCAAATCCTCAACGGTCTCGAAGAAGAATTGGACGAGTTGCTGGGCCGTGGCGGTCGCGTGCGTCAAATCAGGATGACGACATCCGCAGACAAGGGCCTTTGAGATGGGCGCGCTGCGCAACGCATTGTCGGAGGGCATTCTGGGCGGGCTGTTCTCGCGCAGCGACAAGCGTCCGAAGAACAGCTTCGATGGCAGCAGCGACCGGCGTCGGCTCAAGAGTTGGATACCGACCAAGGATAGCGTCAACACCATTCTGGCAACGCGCGGCGAGTTGCTGCGCTCGCGCTGCCGCGATGCGCTGCGCAACAATCCGCACGCCAACGCCGCCTGCGAGAGCTTCGTCGCAAACCTGATCGGCACCGGCATCAAGCCGTCATCGCTGTTCGCTGACGATCCCGACATGCGTCAGGCGATCATGCAGCTTTTCATGGACTGGACCGATGAGTGCGATGCCGACGACATCGCAGATTTCTACGGCATGCAGACAATCGGCGCACGGGCGCTATTCGAGGCGGGTGAGTTCTTCATCCGCTTCCGGCCGCGCCGGGTCAGCGACGGCTATCTGGTGCCGCTGCAACTTCAGTTGCTCGAAAGCGAGATGTGCCCGTACTCGAAGAACGAGAAGGCACCGAACGGCAACACCATCATGAACGGCATCGAGCTTGACCTGTTGGGCAAGCGTGCCGCGTACTGGTTCTATCCGGTGCATCCCGGCGACATTCCGATTGAGGTCGGCGTGATGTCGATGCAGCCGGTGCGCGTCCCGGCGTCCGAGGTGCTGCACGTCTTCAAATGCACGCGGCCGGGGCAGATGCGCGGTGTGCCGCTGGTGACACCGGCACTGATCCGCATGTTCTTCCTCGATCAGTACGACGATGCCGAGCTTGAACGCAAACGCATTGCGGCGATGTTCGCGGGCTTCATCACCACGGCGACACCGGAAGACGTGATCCCGATTGATGTCGAGCAGGACCCGAGCGCGCCGCAGGAGAATGTCGCGCTGTCCGGTCTTGAACCGGGCACCATGCAGACGCTGTTGCCGGGTGAGGACATCAAGTTCTCGGAGCCTGCCGATGTCGGCGGTGCTTACGAGGCGTATCAGTACCGCCAGCAGATCGCGCTGTTCGGTGCGCTGGGCATTCCGTATTCGCTTTGCACCTCCGACCTGCGGCGCGCAAACTATTCGTCGTTGCGCGGCTCTGTCGTGGAGTACCGCCGCAAGCTGGAGCAATTCCAGCACAACGTCTTCGTCTTTCAGATGTGCAGGCCGATCTGGAAACGCTGGCTCGACACCGCCGTGCTGGCAAATGCATTGCCAATCGAACCGACGATCTACCTGTCGAAGCAGGCCGACTATCAGCGCGCGAAGTGGATACCGCAGCGCAACGACTGGGTGGACCCGCTGAAGGACCGGCAGGCCGAAAAACTCGCAGTCGATGCAGGCTTCAAGAGCCGCAGCGATGTCATCGAGGCCGAGGGCTTCGACCCGGAGGAGAACGACCAGCGCATCGCGGCCGACAAGGCGCGCGAGGAACGGCTTGATCTGGTCTTCGCTGTTCGCACAGCAGCGGCAACGCAGCCGTTGCCGCCGAGTGAGCAGGCAGCGAAAGACGCCGCCGATCAGGAAGCTGCCGAGCAGGCAGCGCAGGAAGCTGCCGATCAGGCAGAGCAAGACAACGCAGCATAGGAGGCCGCATCATGCGCCAGTGGTACACGATGAAGGCGGAAGACAAGTCAGCGGAAATCTTCATCTACGAGGAAATCGGAAGGTCATGGTGGGGCGAGGATGCCGTCAGCGCCAAGCAGTTCGTTGACGATCTTGCGGGGCTTGGCGATGTGGACACGATCACGCTGCGCATCAACTCACCGGGCGGCGATGTCTTCGACGGCGTGGCGATCTACAACGCCGTGAAGAACCACAAGGCCAAGGTGACTGGACAGGTTGATGGCATCGCAGCGTCGGCGGCATCATTAATCCTGATGGCGTCCGACAAGATCGTGATGCCGTCCAACAGCTTCCTGCTGATCCACGGTGCGTCCGGTTTTACCTACGGTAACGCCGACGATATGGCGGCGGCAGCAGCCGACCTCGAACGGATCGACAAGTCGCTCACCGCAACCTACGCATCGCGCTCCGGTCAGACCGTCGCCAAGGTCAAGGCACTGATCAAGGAAGACCGGTTGATGGACGCGACCGAGGCGAAAGAGCTTGGCTATGCCGATGAGGTGACAAAGCCGGTCAAGCTCGCGGCGAAGTTTTCGTTGCGCCTGCTGCCCAAGGCGGCGGCCGAGCGCATCCGCACCGAAACGGGAACTGGCAAAGGCGAGCAACCTCCACTCGCACAGAAGCCGGAGCCTGTGGAGCCGGGGGTGCCGCCAGCACCATCCCCGGCTCCGTCTGATCAGGCGAAGCCGACTGCGACCGCGCAGGTGGTGGACCTGAATGCCGCGAAGAAGCAGGGCGTCGAGGAGCACAAAGCCTACGTTGGGCAAGTGACCGACCTCTGCACGCTGGCAGCCATGCCGGAGCGGGTTGGCGCGTATGTGCGCGCGAACACGCCGGTCGAAGCGGTGCGCAAGGAATTGCTGGACTTGCGCGCCTCGCAGTCTGTGGACCCGCATCATCCGACTGCGCCGTCCGGCGCACAGGCCACCGCAGGCGCGTGGGGCAAGATCACTGAAAAGCTCAACGCCCGCATCAAGTAAACCGCCC